CCTCGCCGCGGTACCGCAGCGCCCCGCGCACCTCATCGACCCCCCGGCGGAGTTCGGCCACGTCGACCCCCACCTGCTCGAGCGCGTCGGCCTGCGCGGCGCGGGCGTCGAGCACCTTGGCCAGCGCGTCGGGCTCGCGGGCGAGAGCTCGAGCGGCCGCGTCGTCGGCGTCGCCCCCCTCGAGCACCGCGCGAGCCTTCGGGCCCAGCTTGGCCATGGCCTCCCGCTCGAGACGCTGCGCAGCTCGAAGGGGCCCGGCCGCCGCGACCCCTTGCCCCCACACGGCCGGGTCGGCCGCGCTGTCGAGGTAGCTCCGCGCGGCGAGCTCGATCTGCTCGACCCCCACGTCCCCCGCCGCCCGTCCGCGCTCGATCGCGTCGGCCACAGCATCCCGCACCTCCGCGTAGCCCCGGAAGCTGGGCACCCGCTGCGCCTCGGCTTTCAGCAACCGCCGTACCTCGCGAGCCGCGGGCGTCCCGAGTCCCTTGATGCTCCCGAGCGCTTCGACGGCTTGCCGCTGCACGAGCTTGCCCCCGCCCGCGTCGAGTGTCCTCTCCCACGCATCGGCCTGCGCGCTCGTCCGCGTGCGCCCCACCGACGAGCGCAGCCGGGCCCCCACCGCGTCGTCGACCGCCGAGCCCCCACGCTCCGCGAGTTCGTACAGCGCCCGCCCCTCGGCCGTCCTCGTGCGCGAGAGGTAGCGGCTCGCCGCGGCCGCATCGTCGGCCGTCCCTCCGAGCAGCTGCACTTGGCGAGTCGCCGCGCGCTCGATTACGCTCTCGCCCGAGAGGGCAGCACGGCCCGCCGCCGAGCTCGCATCGTCGCCCGCCCCCAGCGCGCGCTCCACCATGCCCCCGGCGACGCGCCGCGTCCCTCGATAGGCGCTGTCGAGGCCGATCCCCAGCGTGGTGCTCCCCGCTCCGAAGAGGGCGCCGAGCCCCGCCCCGCGCTTCGCTCCCGCGAGCAGCTGCTCCGCCGCGAGATCGCGATCGCCAAGCGCAGCTTCCGAGGCCGCCGCGCCCACACCAGCGATCCCTCCCTCGAATGCCCCCGCCGCTGCCCCGCCCGCGACGCGCCCGACGACGCCACGCCCGAGCGCCGCCTCCGTCGCCCCCGAGATCGCTCGGCCGACCTGCGCGGTGCGACCGGCGACGGTGAATCGGGCCGCCGTAGCAGCTGCCCCGGTACCGCCGGAGAGGAGAGCGGGAGCGATGGCGCCAGCCACCTCGAGCGCCGTGCCGGCCTCTCCGAGCGATTCGCGGTTGGCGTTCATCCGGCGCGCGTCGACACCTCCCGCGCGCAGCAGCGAGTCGGAGAGACCGAGGGACATGCCGCGAGCCACGGCCTGCGTTCCTGCCTCGAACGTACCGAGCCCCGTCGATGCTTCGCGCCGCAGCTTGGCCGCGGTCACGTCTTCCTCGGTGGCCGGCTGCCACCCTTGGGCGCGGGCCGTCGCAAGCTGTGACTCGTCGACGAAGCCCGTCCGGTTGTCGCCCTTGATGACGCGTACCTTGGCCATCAATCCTCCTCGACCACGGGCTCGTCACCGCCGCCGGTCCATTGCGTCTCAAAGTCGGCGAGGTTCGCATTGCGGCGGTAGTAGGCGCGCACGTTGGGGTCTAGCCCCTTCTCGATCGAGTCCCGCTTGCTCGTCAGGAACTTGCGCACGCGCTCGAGGTTGCTTCGTAGACGCTCCTCGCCGCCGATCGCCGTGCCGCCGCGAAGCATCCCGTCGTACATCTCCCATTCGTCTTTGCCGATCGCGGCGCCCGACTTGAGGCGCGCGAGTTCGTCCAGGACCATGTTGATCTGAGCGTTGGTATCGGCGAGGCCGGGGCTCGCGAACTCGGGCAGCGGGCTGCCGGTGAACCCGTACCCCGCGATGTCTGGCTTCGCGAGGAGTTCATCGAGGCCGCCGATCGCGGTGTCGATCTTCTCGACATCTTTCCCGAACGCGTACGCCTGCTCTGCCAACTTCGCGTCAGCTTTCTTCGCCGACTTGCCGCCTTCGATCTCGCGCTTTAGGTCGCGCTCGGCTTGCTTGTCCTCGCCTTCGATCCCCGCCATTTGGAGCTTGAACCGCTCCTCTTCGAGCCGGGCGACCCGCTTCTCTGCGAGCTTGCGCGAGCGCGGCCCCAAGCCTCCCGTCTGCACAAGGAAGCTCTTAGGGGTAGTCGCGAGCTGCACATCGACCGCCCGCTGCTGCGCGTCGATCTGCTGCCGCACGCCTACCAGGCTCTGCTGTAGCTCCGCCTGGAGCTTGGGGACCGTGGTCTCTGCAAGCTGCGCCTCGAGCTCGCGCGCGGCGTCCTCGAGTTGCAGTTGTAGAAACATTGCATCAGCGGCCGCCTCATCGCCCGCAGCGCTGAGCAAGTCGCGGTAGAGGCCCGTTTGCTGCGCCACGCCGGCATCGGCCGCGGCCGCGGCGTCGAACGTCTGCGCCGCGTTGGCCTTCTGCGTCTCGAGGTCGCGGCCGGCGATCTCCATGAGCCGGTTGGGCACTTCGTTGCTCCCGATCGCCCCGCCCGCAAGGGAGCCGAGGATCGCCCAGAACTTGGCGCCGCCATCCATGCTCTTGAACGAGCGGTTGGGATCGAGCTCGGGAAGGGCTTGCAGCTTCTCGCGCGCGTCGGCCTGCACGGCCTGCGCTTGATCGATCGCATCGCGCTGCACCCGGGCGAAGTCTCGGCGCTCGACATCGGCGGCGCGCGCCTCCGCGGTCGCAGCCCGGCTCGCCTCCGCGGTCTGCCGCTGCACCTCCGCGACGCGCTCGGCTTGCTGTAGCTCCGCTGCGCCGACGCCCTCGGCCGCCTGCACCTGCGCCTCGCCCATGCCGAGGTGGCCATCCCTACCGATGTCGCGCACGTCCCCGAGCGTGCCCGCCTCTTGAATCTGGCGCTGCTCGTCTTCGGTCTGCAGCTGCTGCACGCGTGCCATGTAGCTCCATTCGTCCTCGCCAGCCTCGGGCGGCGGCGGGACGAACGGCTCGAGCTGCAACTGGCCACCGCCGTAGAAGTTCTGGGCGTCGCGCTCGACGATCGGGCGCAGCGGGTTGGCCTTGCGCCCGTAGGTCACCGGAGCCCCCAGGGCATCGAGGAGGGTCCCGATCTCGCCTTCGCGCTCCGCCATGGCGGACTGCAGCGCGGAGGGTGTAGTGGCGGGCGGGGTCATTCCGGCCATCGCTGCAGACCCGAGCCCGCTGGTGGCCCGCAGCTGCGCCCGCTCCCCCGCGCGCCGCTGGTCTCCCATCGAGCGCGCGCCCGCGGGAGCGTAGGGCACGGCTGTCCCGAGCGAGATGCTTCCGCCCGTCGGCCCGCCACCGAAGGCCCCGGCGAGGTCGAAGCCCTGCGGACCAAAGCCTGCGGCAGCTGACCCGAGCCCCATGGACGGTGCGGCGGGCGGTGTGGCGTCAAGGGATGGGAGAGCCACGGAGCCACCGGGCGCACCTACTCCGATCGCGGGGCGTGCCATCAGAACATCCCTCCGCCGCCGCCCATGCCGGGCATCATCATGGTCCCGCCGAGACCAGCGACGGCGCCGAGCCCCATCTGCAAGCCTTGCATGCCGAATGCTCGGTTGCGCTGCTGCTGCTCCATCGCGGCCTGCCGATTGGCGAGCGCGATCTCAGCCTCGGTGCCGTACATCTGCCCGGTGACGCCTTGGAACCCTTGCTGCGCAGCGAGGAGCTGTTGCAGATCCATCCCCGCCATCGTGTTCGCCTGCGCGGCCTGGGCTTGCTGGGCGGCCATCATCTCCTGCGCGCGTAGCTGGGCGGCTTGCTGGCTGAGCCCCATCGCGGCCGCCGAGCCCATGCCCTGCACTTGCCGCGCCTGCGAGGCCATGGTGCCGCCGCGTTGCTGCGCCGCCATGCCGATCTGGTTCACGAGGTTCTGCTGGTTCCCCGCGCCGAGCTGCTGCTGTGCGACGCTCGGCCCTTGCCCCGCGGCGCTCCTCGTGAGCATTCCCATCGCGTCGTTCTGCGCGGCGCGACCGAGGCCGTAGTTCCGTTGACCCGCGCCGAGGGCTTGCTGTGCGGCGCCGAGACCTTGGTGCTGCGGCGCGGACACGGGCGTGTTCGCGGCGCGGCGGGTGTCGTTCCAATCCATGTATCCGGCCATGATGATGATCCTACCGCGCTACGCGGCGCGGTCCAGCAAGGTGGCGCCAGTGGAGCGTGAGGCTCACGAGGCGCACGTTTTCGGTGGCGGGGGCGGTGCTCGGCTCGAAGATCCGGAGCTTGACCCACGAGACTTTGAGGGCGTTCAGGCGGAACGGGATGTACGCCGGCGCGCTCGTGCCCGCGTAGGTCCACGTGCAGTGCGGGGCGTTCTCGTCGTACGTGCCCGCGAACAGGCCGTCGACGTTATACCAAGCCTGGATCGTGAGCGGCCCAGCGTTGACGCGCTCGGTTTGGATGCCGATCTCGTCGCAGAGCCATTGCCCCACGATGCCCGCGGGGTGGAACCACTCGGTGATGACGTCGAGGCAGACGCTCTCGCTCGTGCCCGACGAGTTGACGTCGGCGTAGACGGTGTCCGACGCGGCGCGCTCGATCGCGAGTCCGCCCTGCTCGAGCACCGCGTGCACGGTCTCGCCTTGCAAGCCGCGCCACGCGACGGCGTGCTGGTTCTCGTTCAGGCGCGACGCCGTGGACGACTGCGCGAGCATCGGGAGCGTGCGGACCGACCACAGGCCCACGCGGTAGTCGTAGATCGCGACGCGGGGGCGCACGGCGAGCGGGCCGGTGCCGGGCAACGCCTGCAGCGAGAACCGGATCTGATGGCGGTTCTCGAGGTGCACCGCGCCGCGCACGTTGCCGGCGGCGCGAATCAAGTCCTCGATCGCGGCGCCGGGATAGTCGATCGTCATGCCCCTGGTGACGCGGTGGATCCCCTTGGCGCTCTGGAAGAACACGCCTTCGGAGTAGTGCACGACGCTCCGGGGCTCGATGCAGCCGATGCCGCTCGCGATCCGCTGCAAGCGGAACGACACGCCCGCCCCGCCCGCGCCGGGGTCACCGGTGAGCGCGTAGACGCCATCGCGCGAGAAGATGAACAGCGTGTCGTCCATGACCTGCAGCCCGGTCACGTCGCCCACGCCGTCGAGCCTGAAGGTGTTCGTGTCGAGGAACTCCGGCCAGACCATCGAGGCTCCGAGCGGTAGGATCTCCTCGCTCCACCGCAGTAGTCCCACCTCGGGATCGACACCGAAGAGCCTGTTTTGCCAGACCGCTACCACCGCAAGCGGCTGGTGTGTGATCGGTGGCGGTGGCGTCCATTGCAGCGTGGTGAGATCGAGTTGCCACGGCGCGATCTCGTTGTCGTCCACCTCGCTATTCGGCCGCCCAACGTCGAACGTCACGGTGAACGCGTCGGGATCGGAGACCGGGGTGTCGCGAAGGCCGAAGCCCGCGCTGCTGCTGCTGCCGTACTCACGACGGAAGATGTAGAGCGGGGCGTCCGGTGTGCCGCCGTCGCCGGTCTCGAAGCTCGTCCCGTCGGTGGTGGTGCGCCACACCTCGATGGCGATCGGCTGCGCGCCGGTGTAGCGCGCGGCGTCGTCCTTGGGGTCGATGCACATGCACCTGACCGTCATCGTGGCGTAGCCGTTGACCACGAGCGCGGCGCTGACGGGGCGACTCGGCGGGCTCCGGTGGATGCTCCCGCGGTCGTCCATCCACAGGTAGTTGGCATACCAGTGGTAGGTCCCTGCGGTCTCGATGCCCCCGCCCGCTCCGACGGGCGACACGGTGATCTCGGGAGCGTGAAAGAAGCCCAGGGGCACGGGGCGGCGGCCATCGTACGCCGTCGTCACGCCGCCGGAGAAGACGAGCCCCGCGGTCGTCTCGATCGGGAGCGCCACGGGGCGGGCGTTGCAGCCGCGCCACGCGGGCGCGTCCGGCTGCGTCGCCTCCTTGGTGTCGCGGCGGATCGTCCACGGCTCCTCATGGTAGTGGCGATAGTAGCCGACCGCCGCGAGCGCGGGCTGTAGCTCGTCGGCTTCGTTGCCGCTCACGAGCCGCTGCCATCGGATCGTCGCGAGGAGCACGGTCTTACCGTCGGGGCCAAGCGTGTACGCGGGCGGGCCGGTGACGTGCGAGAGGTGATTGACGCGCTGCCCGATGCCCGGGAGCGTGCCGTCGTACGGGCTTGAGCCGTGCGGACGGGTGTCGAGGGAGCCAGCCGTGAGCGCGCAGACGGGGATGGGGCGCACGGTGCCGCCGCCGTAGTCGTCGCCGATCCACACCTCGAGCTTGACCGCGAGCCCGATCATCTGATCGAACTCCTGCCCGTCGGCGATGCTCTTCCACCCGAGCAGGGCGTACGCGTCGAGCGTGCCGGTGGTGCCGCTGGCCCACGTCCAGACGCGCGAGAGGAGATGCCAGCCGAGGACCCATTGAGGGGAGTAGCCCGCAGCTGGAGCCGCGGTGGCGCTGCTGATCACGCCCCACGCGACCAGGCGAGAGTACACGCGGCCCGCCCCCACCTCGTCTTCGGGCGCCGCCTCGCACACGATGATGTACGTGGACGCGCTCAGGCGCTCGTGGGTCACGACAGTGAAGTGGTTGTCACCGTCGAGCAGGTCGGAGAAGGTCTCCGCGGTGGCGAAGCCGGCCCCGTTCGACGCGTTCAACCGGTAGGTGCGAAGAAGGAGCGTGTCCTGGTAGCTCACAAGGACCGCGTCGTCGGTCTCGTTCGCGTGCACGGCGAGCACGGAGCTGGCGATCGTGAGGCCCGCGCGGCTGTCGGTCCAGTCCGCATCAAGCCATGACCACGGCGCCTCGAAGCGCTCGGTGACGATCGTGCCGCTCGCGGTGCGGCGCGCGACGATGAACTCGTTCGCCGCGTCTCCGACGACCGTCGCATGGTCGTACTGGAGCGTCTCGTGGATCGACACCGCGCCCTGGTTGTCCCAGCCGGCGGCGATGTCGGCGACGTCGAAGAGCGAGCGGTACAAGCTCGTCGTACCCTCATTGCCGCTGCGGTCGATCCAGTGGACAACGAACAAGTTGCTGTTGCCGATGGATAGGACACGAGGGCAGTCGACATAGTCACCAAAGACACCCGACACGATCGACTTGTCGACGAGCTCAAGCTGCCCGTCTTCGCCATCCACGAAGACCCCCGCTTCGATGCGCTGAGCGCCTTCCGTGTTGAAACCGGCGGCCCACACGAAGCAACGGAACGTGCGCCCGCCGATCGTCATGGACGCGACGTCGGCTTGCTCCACTCCGGCGAAGACGGACGAGATGGTCATGTCAGCAGCTTTCGAGTGGCGATACGACGCCGCCACAAAGGCACAGCGGGGGAACGATGGCGCATTCGCAGTTGTTGCTTGGAGCCGGGGATCCGTCGCAAAGGCAATCGTTGTCGACTACCTCGCAGCATGGGACGCCCGGAAGGCACTCGCCGATGGTGACCGGGCACCAATCATCGGGCGCGGTGAAGTTTCCGCACACGCAAGAGTCGGGCCCGCTCGACGCACACGGCCACCCGCACGAGACGGCATCGTACACGCCGCTATCGCATTCGCACGTACCATCGACCGTCAGCGCGCACCCGCACTGCATCGGATCCACCGGCGTGTCACCGCAGCGGCACCGACCGTCGGCGCCCATGTCGGGCGCGACCGGGCACGCGCTCGGCTCGCCCGTGGTCGAGTCGCCCAAGTCGCCCGAGCTCGAGAAGCCATCGGCCCCCGACGAGTTCGCGGCGCCTGTGGAACTCTCGGAGCTCGTGGAGGACGGGTCCCCGCCGGTGGCCGCCGGAGCTCCTGTCTCGCTGCCGGAGAGCCCCGTGCTGCCGCTGGTGGTGGCGTCGTCGGGCGCCCCGGTGGACGACTCTTCGCCCCCGGTCACCAACACGTCGACGTCCATCGAGCATGCGAGCGTGGCGACGGCCAGAATGATGAAAACGGTGCTCTGAGAGGACTTGCGCATGCTGCGAGAAGTAGCACGCTGGGAAGGTGGTCGAACGGTCCACGCCGTAGAACGCACACAATCGGAGCAAAACGACGGTTCGTCGATCATGGGCCAGTCGAGTCCGCCGCGCCGGGCTCGTCGGGCTCGTCGGGCGTGGGCGGGTTGGAGGTGAGCACGGTGCACGGGTGCAGCGCGAGCGTGACGACGACGCCGAGGACGAACGCGGCGAGGTGGGTGGCGATGCTGCGGGGCTTGATGGTCATGGTGTGGAGAACCTGCGGATCGGTGGGGGAGGGAGCGGCTTGTGCTCGGAGAGCGCGATGAGGGCTTGCTGCACCCACGCGTTGTGATCGTCGGCGGCGAGCATCCCACGCTCCAGCGCTTCGACGCGAGGCACGATGCGCTCCGTGTCGAGCATGGAGTGGCCGGCCACCGCGATCACGCCGCCTACGAAGCCGGCGAGCAAGGGGCCGCCGCCGAGCACCTTGGCGATCATCGCGAGCGCCGTGGCCTGCGCGACCGCTGGTGATTGAGCTGCTGCTGCTGCCTGGGATTGCGCCGCTGTTTCTAGCTGCACTGCCGACAGCTCGCCCGGGCGGATCGTGATCTGCTGGCCGGCCATGGTGCTACCCGAGTCGGAGCACCGTCGCGTGTTGGATGAGCCGCACGGCGAGCGCGTCGCACTCGTCGGCGGTGAGGAACGTCCCCGCGCTGGTCTCCATCTCGACCACTGGGGTGGTGTTGCCGGGGAAGCCCTCCCACTCCGGCCCGAGCTCGGGGTACCGGTTGAGGATGTTGATCCGCCCACTCGGGTGGAGCGTGACGGTGTCGGTCTCGGTCTCGTGCTGCTGTGGCATGGCTGCTACTCCTCGCTGATGTTCGATCCGTGGATGATGCCCACGCGGTAGTTGCCGACCATCGATCGCCCGCGCCGCACGAGCGCCGCGCCACCGACCGATGGGGTGGGCACCACGACGCCGTACACGTCGCGGAGGCCCACGAGCACGAGCCCGCCCCGATCGATGCCCATGGCCGTAAAGACCGTCTCCGGCGTCTCTCCGTGCGTCGTGGTGGTGAGCGCGATCCGGGTGTACCCCCGCGCCTTGACGATGTACCCGGCCTTGTCGTGGTCGGCGTTCTGGCTCCGCTCGAGCACGTCGGGCCCGCGCAGCAGCCGGCCCACCGCTTGCGACGGTCCGCCCCCCAGGGGGATCTCGATCGGGTTCTGCGGCGTGGCCATAGCTACCTCGGCAGATCGGGCGGGGGCGTGAACGGCACGGCCGCGGCGAGCGTGATCACGTACGGGTGGAAGGTGTCGCGGAACCATGCGTCGCGCGACTCGAGGAGCGCGACGCGAGCTCGCAGCCTCTCGTTCTCTCGTTCGAGCGCGTCGATGTTCGCCTTGACGGCCTGCGAGTGGCGCTGCGCCTCGCTGGTGCGCTGGCGCGGGAGCTGGGCGGCGCGGGTCATGGCGCCACCTCTACGATGCCAGCGCGCACCACCGTGATCGTGTCGATCGCGATGGCGCTCGGGCTGTCGTCGCTCGCGTCGGTGGCCATGGGGTCGATCCATGCGTCGTCTGCGTCGGTGGTGTTCATGCCGGTGTTGCCCGCCGAAACACGCGTCCGATACTCGGTCACCCCGGCGGCGGGGGCGTAGTTGTTCGCGCCACGGATGTCGTCGTGCCAGGTCTCGCGGTCGTCCACCCACGCGTCGAGCCATCCCGAGTCGCCGCTCACGTCGTCGATGAACACCGGCAGCGTGAGGGTCGTGATGGCGGCTCCCGAGCTCGTGGTGTAGTTGAAGCCCAGCGACCACCAGTCGCCTACCAGGCCGGGGCCCGACACATCGGGCGGACTCGCGATGGTGAGCGTGAAGCGGCGGTTGCCGGTGCCAGCGGTGAATCCCATGCGGCCGAGGTCGGCGACCAATGCCGCCGGCGTGGTGCTCGGGCGGTTGAGGTCGGCCCATTCGTACAGGGACACGCGGCAGTCCTCGCCGCTCGCGGTGTCGCCGATGACCCTCGACACGCTCGTAGCGGTCACGTCGGACCATGGCAGCGTGCTCTGCCGGTGGTGGGTGGTCTCGCCGGCGAGGATGGCCGGGCCGGCGTTGAACTGCGTGCCGTGGCTGACGCTGGGGTTGTGGTCACCGATGAGCGCGGTAATCGACCCGTCGGCGGGGTAGCGGCCCTGCGCATCGGGCAGCTCGAACACGACGCCGATCGAAACGTAGATGTTGAAGGTCGCGTCGACGGTCGGCGTGTAGCTCGATCCGAAGGCCGTTGAGCTGCTCGAGCTCCGGGTCGTGTCCCAAACGAGCACCTCGCCCGATCCGAGCTGCCCTCGCCCAACGGGGGTCAAGCCGTGCGATCGGAAGCGGATCCCGGCGGTTGCGGTGTTGCTGGTGTAGGTCGCCCAGATCGGGGAGCTCGCGCCCACGGCAACGGCCGCGCTGGCGATCCCGCCGAAGCCTTGGATCGTCGCCTCGCCCTGCACGAGCGGCGTCAATGCACCTGGGCTCGCGCTGTAGGCCGGGCCCGTGTGTGCGGCGAGTCGGACCACCGTGGCGACCGTGTCCGTTCGCGTCCACAGGTAGACCCCGAGCACGCGACCTGCGGTACCGAGCGCCCCAAGGTGCACGCTGCCAGTACCCCCCGTGCCGCCGTTCGCGTTCAGGCCGTGGCCAGCCCCGCCGTCGCCCCAATCGTCCCTCTGTGCGCCCCACATGCCGCGCAGAGACTCGTCGGTCATGTCGACCGCCGGCGGGATGACGAGGTCGGCCACGCCGATGCCGGTGATCGTGACCGTTGCCCCGACGGCGACCGCGTCGATCCCCGCGCCCACGAGCGCCGCCGCGATCGCGGTCGCGACCTGGGCCGCGGTGCGCGTGCTCGCGGCGAGCATGACGGTTGTGCGCGTCGCCGCGGCGAGGGACGGCACGAACGCGGTTGGGTCGGCGGAGCTGCCACCGTGCGCGATGTCGAGAACGCGAAGTCCGTCGGTGTGCGTCCATGCCACCCATGAGCGGGCCAGTGTGCCGCCCACGAGGCCGCGGCGGAGGTGGAACAGGTCGACCGGGAACAGGTCGGAGCCCGGCACCGTGAATGCCACGCTCGTCGCCACCGCGCCGCTACGCGACCACGCCTCGCCAGCCCAGCGAGTGCCGGCCCACCGCTGCCCCGCCCACCTCACTCGCTCACCTCACGCACCCACGCCTCGAGATGGGACATCGTCCCCGAGCCCGGCGCACCCGCGGCAGCTCCGAGCGACACACCGAAGCGACCGGACCCCGCAGGGATGCGGATCCCGGCGCCCGCGGGCAAACTGGCCTCCGTGTCGGCGCTCTCGACCCCCACCGGCGTGCTCGGGATGTCCCGCTCGCTCCGGGTGCCCCGCTCGAAGTAGGAGCGCACCGTGAGGTCGGCCGTCACCGTGCCGGGGTCGAGCACCACTCCGCTCGAGTTGACGACCTGCAGCACGATCGCGAGGTGGGTCCGAGCTCCAACCTGCGGCCCCCATCCCAGCGTGTCGAAGGTGATCGGGAAGGTGTCGTCGGGGCTCACGGTCATCGTCCCCGCGCCGCCGCCGAGCCCCGTGCCGCTCGTGCTCACGGTGAAGCTGCACGGGGTGTTCCGCTTGGCGATGAAGCTCACCACGCCCGCCGAGCTGCTCACGCTCTCGATGTACGCGGCGAGGGCCGTGCGGTCCCCGTTGCCGCTCGCCGTCAGCAACGCGTTCGCATCGGTGACGTGCTGCGTCGCGAGGTTGGTGTTGGTCGCAGGCGAGCCGGCGGTGCGCGTCGTCGTGATCGCGATCGCCGGGATGCTCGTGTCGCTCGGCGTGATCGTGGTGATGTACGTGCCGTTGGTGGGCGTGCCACCGATCGTCACGTCGAAGCCGTTGCCGTCGGTCCACTCGAAGCGAGCCGGGTCGGCCGTGCCTCCCGCGGCGCCCGGGTCGACCTTGCGGCGCAGACGGTACGGCCGGAATTGCTTGCTCGTGCTCTTGATCGTCGTCATGGATCACGCTGCGGTGGCCGTGCGGCTCGGGTGAGGGGTCCAATTGATCTGCACGTACGCGAGGCCGGCGCTCACCGTCGTGGACGCGCCGAGCTCGATGGTCGCGAGCGGGACGAGCCCGGCCTCGTACCGCGTGCGGTACTGCGTGCACGTGGCCGCGGCGAGCGATCGCCCGGTGGTGTTGAGGTCGACCGGCGTCGAGCCGAGCAGCGCATCGGGGGCCGCGGCGTCGCCCACCGTGATCGTCCTGCCCGCGCCGAAAGCCGTATCGACCTCGAGCGCGACCTCGCAGCGCATCACGTGCGTCGGAAACGTGCCGTGCGGGCAGAGGGACGCGAGAGCCAGCCGCACCGCGTGCGTCACCGTCACCGTCGGCCCCGCCGGGGTCGCGTCAGCCACCACCACCGTCGGGTCGCTCACCACGAGCGTGCCGGGAGCGGGGGCAGATACGGCGGTGACATCTACGCCGGTCACCCCTGGGAAGAACGTGAGCACGTTGGCTCCGGCCGTGTTGTTCGCGTTGTCGAGAAGCAGCGAGAGCAGGGCCCGCGCCTCCACGTCGGCCTCGAAGGCGTTGGCAAGGTCCGTGTTCGTCGCCGGAGACCCGGCCGCGCGCGTGGTCGTGATGTCGAGCGATCCGCCCGGCAACGACGAGTGCGTGAAGCGGGTCACGTAGGCGCCATCGGTCGCGGTGCCGCCGAAAGTGTGCGTGGTGTTCGGCGTGACGCTGGCCGTAACCGTGCACGTCACCCCGGGCTCGAAGATGAGCGTGTTGACGTTCGCGGCGTCATCAGCCGACACGAGCACACCCGCGAGTGTGGTGGCGATGAGCGCCTCGGCTGCGGCCTCGAGCGCGACCGCCATCGCGCCCGTGTTCGCCGGGGTGCCACCGGCTCGGTCGTTGTCGACCGTCACGTCTGCGGCCGGTGACGAGCTCACGAAGCGCACCGAATACTCCCCATCGACGAGGGTCCCGCCCCACGTGACCGTGGTTTGCTGCGCGGGCGTGTAGACGGTGGTCACCGTCATTCGACCGATCCCCGCGACGAACGTGATCACGATTTCGCTCGCCACCACGTTCGTCACGCTGGCCACAGCTGTGGCCAGCGTGGTGGCGATCAAGTCGTCGAGGTCGCTGGCGTGGAGCATGGCGAGATCCTCCTCCGTCTCGCCTACGGCTGCGTCGCTCCGAATCACGACGGGCGACGAGAGCGGGCCGCCGCTGATGGTGGTCGTGATGCGCCCGGTGACGAAGTCGGTGGAGGGGATCGTGATCGTGGTGATCTGCGTGCTCGATGCACCGAAGAGGTCGGCGGCGCGGATGCGGGCCTCCCATTGGTGCTCACTCGTCAGGTCCCACGGCCAGAGGATGCCTTGCCGCGCCGCGTTCACGAGGGCACGGAAGCCCCCCACCTCGCGCCCGCCGAAGTTGATCGGGAAGTTGGGCATGACTCACGAGCTCCGCTGCGGGCGAGGGGTCCAGGGGATGACGACCTCGAACGAGATCGCGGTGAGGGCCGAGAGGAAGCCGCCCGTCGTCACGAGCCGCACCTGCGGCGAGAATGCCGACTCGTAGTGGTTGGCGTACTGGGCCGCGCCGGGGGTGTTGAGGATGTCGCCCACCGCCGCGCCGCTGCCGAGAAGGTTGCTCACGGTGAGCAGGCCGTCGTCATCGCCCGCGTCCCCGAGCCGTACCGTCACCGCCGTGATGCTCGTGCCCACCGGCAGCACGAGGTTTTCGACGGTGGCCCCTTCGAGCAAGTCGACGTCAGCCGGGAACGCGTTGTTGGGATAGAGGGTGTTCAGGGTGAGGAGCTGATCTGCGTCACCCTCTCCCACGAATTCGCCGACCGTGACCACCTGCCGGTAGTAGAACCGCGGGCGCCATGCGTGCGGGATGAGGCCGTGCAGCAGGGCGCGGAACATGTCGCGGGCGCTGCCGCGGTGACCGAACTTGACGGGGAATGCCATCGTGTGGAGCTCCTACGAGAGCGGCCAGCGTGCGCGGCCGCGGTTGCTGTCGCGGTCGCGTACTTGCACGACCACTTCGAGCCCGGAACGGTCGCGGCGTCCGGCCTCCATCTTGATGTTGGCTTTGATCCGCTCCATGTCGGCCCTCGCAACGGCCTCCCCTTCGCGGTCTTGGGTGCGGCTGTGCACCTTCGCTTTGGCGTACGCGACGGCGTACGACTCCAGGCCGATTATGCCGTCGAACGTATCGCCGCCGGCCGACAGCGCCGCCGGCACGGCGACGTAGTGCACGGTCACCGTCGCGGTCGCGGCGGGCACCGGGCGGAACGAGATCCGTGTCGCCGAGCCTGTGACGCCGCTGCCGTGCACGTGGTAGCGGAACGGCGCGCCATCGATCGCGGTCCACGGCCCCTGCAGATCGTTGCGTTCCTCGAAGCTGTACGGGTGCACGCTCGCCGTGTAGCTGCCCACAGGGTAGTCGACCCCGCGGATCGCCTGGAAGTCGCTCGGGAGCGTGTAGCTCTCCGTGCCGGCCACGACGCTGAGCGTCGCCGACGTGCGGGCGCGGTCCGGCGCGTTGGTGGCGAGGTATTGCCAGATCTCGGCGATCCCTTCGTTCAGCGCATCGGTGATGAACGCATCGGTGATGAAAGGCGCGCTGACGATCGATGCCGAATACTCCTGGTCCGTCTCTCGGCGGACCCGGTTGATCATCGTCGTCAGCGTGACCGTGCGTGCCATGGCTTCGTTCTCGCGGGCGAGGAATCAGACCACGGCGGCGATGCTGACCCGCACGTTGCAGCCCGGCGACTCGATTCCCAGGTTGCCGTAGATTCCCATCAACGCTTCCATCCCGTCGACGTCGTCGCTGAGCATGTTGTGCCAGCGACCGGTGCCCGCAGGGTTGAGCCACTCGGGCTCGGTCATCCCCACGCCGTGGAACGCGATCGTGCGGAAGTCGAGCATATAGGCGACGTCACGCGGGCAGTCGTTGTCGGGGACCACCTTGCAACCGGGGTTGGTGGGCAGCGTGATGCGCACGCCCATGATCCCCACGTCCACCTCGGACTCCTTCTCGCCATAGCCGCCGCGACGCGCAAGCGCTGACTCGTACTCGATCCGTCCCTCGATCTCGTTGATGAGCGAGGCGAAGTTGTCGATGTTCATCATGATGACATCGGGCCGCGCGCCCCACTTCTTGCCCTCGATCGCCGCATTGGAGAACGAGCGCAGGATCGTTCCGTCGGGGCTGCCCGCGCTCGCGGTGTAGCGCACGCCTCCGAGCAACACGGGGTTGGCGGCGCGGCTCTGACCGAGGAAGGTATCGGTGGGCGCCGTGGATGGTACCCACGAGTCGATCCCGTAGAACGCCGACCCGAACGCCCCTTGCGGGAATAGATAGTCGTCGTTCGAGAAGCCGCCGGCCGCGTTGTTCCATGCGACTGCGGCGCTGGTGGTGATGGTCCCCGCCTCGTAGTTCACCGCGGAGACGACCGTGGGATTGGCATCGACGGCGCCGCTCGTGCCGTCGGTGTCGCTGCTGACGAGGTACATCCCCGGGTGCACGTTGATCAGCCGCTCGCGGTGGGCGGCATAGACGGTGAGCGTCTGCGTGCCGCCGCCGCTCGTGATGCGAATGCCCAGGGAGCCGCCCTGGTTCTGGTACATCATCCGGTTCATGCGCCGGCCGAAGTGCATGGCCTGCGACTCCACCTCGAGCGAGACGACGTCGATCGCTCGCTGGGTGTTGCCGGCGACCAGCGCCCGCGCGGTCATGCCGTCGAACGCGACGGATCCGTACGCCTTCGACTGCGTGAGGCCGAACCGCGCGTAGCTGCTCGCGCCCTGCCGCGACCGAGCCGTGGCGACGGTGTGGCTACCGGACGGGTTGAGCCCGTACCGGTTGCGGAGCATGAGCGTCTCCTCGCGGAAGTCGCCGCGCTTGGGGATGAGCGACCACAGCGGGGTGTCTGTGCCGTAGCCCAACTCTGCGATCTTGCCCTTGTACTTGGTTTCGATGATCCGATCGACCATCGACTGCGTGACGGGATTTACCATGGTGTCGGTGAGGCTCTCTGCCCACCGCTACAGCCCCGCGGCCTTCTTCATCGCGTCGAGTTCCTTGGTGAGCTCGGCTTCGATCTCCCGCGGCGTGCGGGGTAGGGCTCGCGTGACGTCTGCGGCGTGGCCGTTGGTGAGCGCCGTAGGAGTGGCGCTCGGACGTGGGCCGCCGCTGGCGGAAGATGCCCCGGGGGGCTGGGAGACTGGCTCGCCGCTGGCGGGCTGCGCCCCGGGGGGCTGGGAGAGCCTCGGCCGCGTGGCAGCCAAGTGCGCCTCGAACATAGCAGCGACGTGTCCCTCCGGCAAATCGTCCACTTCCTCGGCCGACACGCCTTGACGCAGCAGCCGCTCCTGAACGAAGTGCACGACGGCCGGGCCCACGTACTCACCCATCGCGGCCTGCAACGGGAAGCGCTCGGGAGCTGCCCCGATGTACGCCGTATAGGCGTCTATCGTTGCGCGCGGGTCTCCAGTTGGCGCGGTAGCCTGCGGGCGCTGCTGCTGCTGCACTCCGGCTGCGGCGAGGGCTTCGGCCACGGCTTGCTTGATCGCGCTGGCCATCACGTCGGCCGGCGGGGGCGCGAGCTTGGCCCGCGTCGCGAGCTGCTGCACCACGTCGGGGTCGATGTTGGCGGCTCGCAGCGCTGACGCGAGTGCGGCGGGGTCCTTCGCTGTGACGGCCGCTGAGATCGCGGTGAGCCCGGGGGCGCGCGCGAGCTCGGCCTCGAGCTTCGCAAGTTGAGCCCTCACCTGTTCGACGGGCTCGCGCACGGCCCGCTCCGCTTGGCGGCTCTTGGCGGACGCTACGAGCTGCGCCTCGAGGTCAGCGGGGATGGCCTCGGCATCCTGCGGCGCAGGGGTTGGCGCGGCTGGTGTTGCCGCTGGTGCGGGCGTGCTGGTAGTCGGCTCCGATGCTCCTGCGAGCAGGCTTTCGAGGTCGGCGACGAGAGCCGAGTCGTCGGCCGGTGCGGTGGTGGGCGCCGTCTCTGCGGCGGGCGTGCTGGTGGTCGTCATTGCATGGCCTGCATGGGGTCGGGGTTGCCCATGGGACCGGGCGGCGGAGCTGCGGGCGGCTGCCCGGGCGCCGGTCCGGTGGCGTCCGTCATCGGAGCGCCGGGACCCATGGGGGGCGGGGGAGCTTGCTGGGCTCGCTTCTCGTCGAGGATGCCGCGGGCGTGGCCGTGCAGTCGCATGAGCCTCTCAAGCGCCTCGGGATCGGTGCCTTTCATCATCGCGAGCTGGATCTTGCGCGTGAGCATCGTCAGCGCCATCCCGTCGGAGCCGTCGGGATTCATGAGCGGCCAGAACGCGTTCGCCTGCGGCTGCTCTTCCTCGAGCTGGTAGCACTGCGCGATCGCCTGCCCTACGAGCGTGCGCCCTGCGTTGATCTCCTCGATCAACGATTCGACATCAGGGATCTCCATCGTCTGCGCTATCCATCCCGGATCGAGCGGCAAGCCGAGCGCCTGCAAGTCGTAGAGGAATTGCATGCGCCCCGCGGCATCCTTCGGGAGCGCGCTCGCGGGCTGCACTCGCGTCTCGAACACCTCGTCGCCCTGCGGCTTGATGTCCTCGTAGCGCACGATCTCGAGTCCGATCTGCTTCCCGTAGACGCGGATCGTTTGGTCGTGCCCGTCGCCGGAGAGCTTGTCAGCGAAGTAGAAGAGCAGGTTGGCGAGCACCACCGTGCATTGATCGTAGCGACGCCCCTGCGGGAGGAAGCGGCCGGCCACGCTGTCTTTGTAGTTCTGCAACGCGGTGCCGGAGTTCAAACCGGCGGGCTTCTGAGCCATCGACTGCAACACGTCGACGCCCAGCACGTGGTGGAAGCGGCGGGCGATCTCTTGCTCGCGAGCGAGCAGCCCGGGCGCGACGTCGGGGGAGAGCACGAGCACAGAATCACCGATCCCCCGCCCGGTGCTCGGGGTGATCCGGTTGACGCGACCCACGATGTCGTTGAGCGTCTGCGCCTGCGCCTGGTCGTCGATCCAGAACTGCGGGACCATCACCGAATAGGCGCGTTGGATCACGTCGCACAACTCGTTGAGGTCGGCTTGCATGCCGATCCCACGCTCGACCATGCCCTGCCCCCAGAACCGCTCCGGGTCGGGAGCCCAGCGATAGAAGACGAATGGGAACGTGGGGCAGTCCCATTCCTCGTCAACCACCACCGTCGAGCCGCACACGATCACGTGCCGGCCCGCGCCGAGCATCACCTCGCCGCGATCGGTGACGACGCGCCGCGGCTTCGCGGCGGTGGGCAGGCGCCACGCTTCGAACAGCGCCACCTGGTTGCGCGGCTTGTAGTGGCTGGTGGTGTCGAGGTCGGGAAACACGTCGCGGAAGCGCTGCGGGGCGGGCGGGGCGTTGTCGATGTCGCGTGCGTGATCGGGGAACGTCAGCATCGCGACGTCGCGATCCATCGTGTGGATCTGGTAGAGCGTGCGGATCCGCTTCGCTCGTTCCTCCTGCGGGTCGACCCATAGGTCTCCAGGGAACACGCGATCGACGACGGGTCGGCCGTCCTCGTGCCCGACCTTCAGCACGCCGGTGCCGTAGAGAAGGCCGTCCATCGCCATCTCCGAGAGCTTCTCGTAGGCTTGGACGCGCTCGTACTCGCCATCGATCCACCGCTGGCGCAGCTCAGCGCGGCGCTGTGCTGCGTCGTCCTGCCCGATCGTGACGATCTTCGGGCGCGGGCGCGCGGCGACGATCCCCGCGTGGGTAGAATCGACGGCGCCCTGCATCAGGTTGTACCGCGAGCGCTTCGCCCGATAGAACCCGATCCCCTCGTAGCGAGAGCACGCGATGTCGAGGTACGCCGCTCGCATCGCGACAAGATCCTGCACGCGATCGCTGTCGGTCTCGATCGCCTGGTCGCGCAGCTGCTCGACGAGCGCGGCGATCGTCGAGTCGCCATCGGGGGCGTTCCACCACTGCCATGATGGAACGTGGATCTCGTGGTCCTTCACGCTGCCTTCTCCTTGCGCGACGGAACCTTGAGCGCGCGCCCGTTGGGGGTGGACCACGAACGCGGCAGATCGGCGCCGGCGCGCTGTAGCAGCGACCACCCTATCCCTCGCCGGCCGTACCCGTTCGGCACGCACACGAAGTGCACGATCTTGGACTCGTGCGCGACCCATCCGACGATCTCGGGCTTGATGCCGTCCGCCGAGAGCTCGGCCACGAGCACCGCCACGCCGGGCGATGCCAGACGATCGTCCACGTAGAGCTCGACCATGCGCGTCGCGACGGCACCGCTCACTGCATGCCCCTTGCGGCCGAACGCGACGCCGTGGAGTCCCTCGTCTCGCCCGTCGCGTTGCGGGGCGCAGCGGTTGATCCACTGCGCCCGGATCGTGGTACTGCGCTCCGTGTCCGTCGCTGGCCGGTAGACGATCACGGCAGCACCTCTCCGAACATCGCAAGGTCTCGCTCGTCGTCCAGTCGCCTCGACATCTCCTCGTACTCTCTCCAACGCTTGCGCTCGTCGTGCCGCGCGTGCAGGAGCCCACCGATGACGCCGACCGCAACGCAGAACGCGAACCACACGGCAACGCGCAGGCTTGTCATCTCGTAGCCGTAGTGATCGAGCAGCATCGCCGCCGGGAACGCGGCCAGGCTCGGGCCGTACTTCGCGAGTCGCGTCATCGCTCCAACCTCCCCACTCCGTTCATGCGGTCGCGGTCGTTCACCCGCTGCACGAGGCCCGCTTTCACGTTCTCGTGCCACGCTCGCGAGCCGACGACGTGGGCGCGCGGGTCGAGCACGTGCCGAGGCGCGGCCCGGTACCCGTAGGCAGCCGCGCTCGCGATCTGGTCTTGCTCCGGTTGCTTGCGGTTGTGCAGCGACGGCCTCTTCGGGTCCCAGCCGAGCACGATCCACGCATCGCGGAGCGCTCGCGTGCGCTCGCCACGAACGACACGCACGGGACGGACGGCGCCCGCCATGAGCGCGCCGCGGCACACACGGATCGAGCTCTTGAGGGCGGCGCTGTCGGCCGGCGTGGCGGGGATCCGATGGCGCACACGCATGGCGGCAACGTGCTCGGCCCCGAGCTCGCCAGGGTCGACGACGCAGATCACCCGGCCCTCGGGCGTGCGCTCGCGGTAGTGCTCGAGCCGCGCGGCGATGTGCTCGGCGTGCTGGTCGGGATCGGCGAGCGCTGCGTCACCCTCGACGACCCACACGCCTTCGATCGCCGGGTTCGTCGCGAGCACGGCCCAGCCCACGCGCTCGTGATGCGCCACGCTGGCGGCGAGCGTGTAGTGCCACGACGATGCCGGGATGACGAAACCCTCGCCGTTGCGATCGGGCAGCATGTCGACGCCGTGGATCGCGTCGTCGTACGGATACACGACGGCGGACGCGTCGCGCACCCACCTCCCGAGCACGCTGCGGATGTAGCCGGGCGAGTTCTCGTCCCAGCCGAACTTCGCCATCGTCTCCGCGATGAACGCGGGCGCATGCGGGATGCCTGGGTTGTCGTGCACATCCCAGCTGTGCAGGCACGGATCGCCTGCGAGAGCGGGCTTGGTGTGCTCCCACCAATACCCGTCGCACACGAGCCCCGGATTGCCGGCGAGCAGGAACGCGCCGTCGTTCTTCATCACCGTCCACCAGAGGATCTCGGTGATGAGGTACTCGACCCACTCGGGCGGCTGCGCACCCATCTCGTCGACGGCGACGCGGTAGAGCTTCGGCCCGCGCCACGTCTCGATCGTGGTCTTGTCGTCGGTACCCATCACGAGCACCGTGCTCCCGTTCGGCAGCGTCACGATGCCGCCGTGCCACCTGAAGCACGACTCGTCGAAGCCGAGCGCCGCACCGATCGCGCGCAGCTCCGGCCAGCAGTTCCGCTTCGCGCTCTCCTTCGTGAGCGAGAGGTAAACGTTCACCGAACCTGGCATGAGCATCGCGCCCACGAGCAGCCACAGCGCGATAAGGTGCGTCTTCCCAGCTTGCCGTCCGCAGAGCAGCCGCACGAGACGCTCGACAGCGAGCACCGCCCACGCGCGCCGCTGGGGTGCGCTGAGCTTCTCGATGGCCGCGGCGATCGCGTCGTCCAACCTGGACAGCCTATCAGGCGATAGGCGAAAGAAAAGACTGGACAGGGAACCCCTGTCCGCATAGACCGTATTTCGGATGCAGGAACCGACCGACCGGCAAGCGCTCGCGCTGCGCCTGATCGACGAGCACGTGCGCACCGTGGGCTGCCCGCCGACGCTGCGCGAGCTCGGCGAGCTGATGACCATCCGCTCAAACAACGGGGTGAACGACCACCTCGAAGCGCTCGAAGCCAAGGGCTACATCGAGCGGAGGGACCGGCTCGCGCGGGCGATCCTGATCACCACCAAGGGGCGAGAGTACCTCGCCAGCAAGGCCACGACATGATCGACGACACCCGCAACATCCCCCAGCAACTCGACGACATCGAGCACGCCATCCGCGATCTGACCCGCGTCGTGTTGTACATCGGGCGCCACACTGGATCGTTTCCTCGGGTGACGGACCCGGAGGGCCAGCCGATGCCGCCACTCGAAGCACTCAAGATCACTGCGGAGCGGCTGGGAAGGATCGAAGACCACCCCGATTTCGAGAAGACCATCGTAGAGGCCGCGAGAAAGACGTGTGAAAGAACGGCCGAATGGCTGCGCGAGCACGGCAACGATGACGCATACGAGCGCGAGGTCAGCTGCGACTGCGGCGGGACGTGGGCGCCTGACATCGACAAGCTCGCCGACGTCATCGAGGGCGCCGTGGCGCGCGTGATTTCGCCGGTCACCCCATAGCACCCCCACCGGCGAAACCGGGCCCGAGCGCTCCCGTCGACGCTCGCCCGGTCGCGTGGATCTGCCCTACCACGCCTGATGATGCCAGGGCACGAGGTGTTCGATGAACGAAGCCGACGCACTCTCTAACGTGTTCGCGACGCCGGCCAACGAAGGCCCGCCCGCGCCACGCATCGTGTACGACATGCCCGAGGCCGACTACCACGCGGACCGAACAGCGTGGAGCTGCTCTGCGCTGTGCAAGTGGCTCACCGATCGCCGCGACTTCGTGGCGTGGCTTGCGGGCGAGTTCGTCGACGCGCCCACCGAGGAGATGACTTTCGGGCGGTACAAGCACGCCGCGATCTTCGAGGGGATGGACGTCGCGCGCGAGCGCTTCGTGGTGGCCCCCGAGCGCGGCAGGGGTGGCAAGGATGCGGGGTTGCTCGTCGACCGCCGCACCAAGGCCGGCAAGGCGGCGTGGGATGCCTTCGTCGCGACGCTTGGCGGCCGCGAGTGGGTGCGGCCCGACCTCGCCGCGAACGTTCCTGCGATGCTCGCCGCGCTCGCCGAGCATCACGAGGCGGGGCCGCTGCTCTTCCCCCCGAGCGACGGCCGTAACGAGGTGTCGATCTGGTGGACCGACGCGGCCACCGGCGCACGCCTGCGATGCCGCCTCGACCGGCTCGTGTGGCTCGACGGGGTTCCGCACGTGCCCGACCTCAAGACCACCGAGGACGCGAGCGACCGCGCGGTGGAGAAGACCACCGCCCGCTTCGCGTACCACATGAAGTGCGCGATGTACCTCGATGCGGTCGAGGCCGCTTTCGGCGTGCGCGGCGTGATGCCGCTCGTGTTCGTGGAGACCGGGCCGCGACCGCGCGTCAACGTGAAGTGGACGACCACCAGCGATCGCCCGTGCGACAAGCCGACCGAGATCGGGCGCGCTGCGTACCGCCGGATCATCCGCGAGATCCAGGCGTGCCAGGCCGCGGGCGACTTCCGCGAGCCGTGGGAGCGCACCACCCGATGCCCGCTCACCCTGCCCGCGTGGATGATGCGAGAGCACGAGTTCTCGGGGTCCGACGATCTCGAGGGAGCCGAGGACGCATGAGCGCCGAGCTTCCACCGGGCGAGGAGATCGCGGGCGAGTCCTCGCAGATGCGCCGCCCTTCGCCGTGGCTCGAGGCCGAAGACGTGCTGGAGGCCGGCGGCCGCATCGAGGCCACGATCGCCAGCGTGAAGCGCTACCCGTCGATCACCTTTACGGACGGGCACACCGAGGAGAACATGCACGCGATCCACTGGCTCGGCGGCGAGATCAAGCCGCTCTTGCTCAACAAGACCAACCGGCAGCGCATCGTGGGCACGTGGGGCAAGCACGTTGACGCGTGGAAGGGCCGCCGGCTCGCGCTGTTCACCGTCCGCACCACCAACCCCAAGACCGGCGAGCCGTGCCCCGGCACGCGCGTCCGCCCCATCACCGAGGCACCATGATCCGCTTGATTCTGTTCCCGCTGTGGGCCCCCGTGCACGTGCTCGCGTTTATCGCGGGCGTGCTCGTGGGCGAGGCGTTCGATGCGTATCGAAAGGGGTGGCGCTCGTGATCGTCGGCATCGACCTCGGCTCTCGATCGTGCGGGTGGGCCGTGCTCTCGAGCGACGGCACGCGCCGCGACTCCGGGGCCTGGCATCTCGCGCTGCGACCGGCCACGAAGACTCGCCTGGCCGACCACCGGGCCACACGGTGGCTCGCGATGCTTGAGCGCTCGCGCGAGCTCCTCTCGAAGTGGCGACCCGCCGCCCTCGTCTACGAGCGGCCGGTGGGGCGCGCTGACGGTGGTGGGCGTGCCACGTTCCTGCTTCACGGAGGACTGCTCGCGCAGCTCGAGGTCGCGGCGTTCGAGCTCGACTACGAGCTGCCGATCGTCGAGCTCTCGCCGACCGAGTGGAAGCGCTCGATGGTCGGCAACGGCAACGCGAAAAAGCCGGCCTACATCGCCGCCGCCAACGAGCTGCACGGGCTCCACCTCGAGGCCCGCGGCAAGGGCGAGGACGAGGCCGCCGCGCTGCTCATCGCGGGCGCGGCGATCAAGCTGGGCAAGGTGGGCGCGGCGTAGCACGCGTGTCTGAGTACGTTACGGTAACACTTGCGCAGGTTGGTAACGCCTGATAGGGTGGCGCCGATGCCGAACGGTTTCGTCAAGGTCTACAGCTCCATCACGCGCTCGTCGATCTGGCTCGAAGACCACGCCACGCGGCTGGTCTGGATCACGATGCTCTGCGAGGCGGACCCCGAGGGCATCGTGCGGGCGAGCGTCCGCGGTCTCGCTCATGTAGCCAGGGTCTCCCCCGACGAATGCGAGCGCGCGATCGAAATCCTGAGCAACCCCGATCCCGACAGCCGCACCGCTGACCACGATGGACGGCGAATCGAGAAGGTTGACGGCGGCTGGCTGCTGCTGAACTACCGCCGTTACCGCGAGATGCGCACGCAGCACCAAGCGAACACCGCTGCCAGGGTGCGCAAGCACCGCGCCTTGCGAAAGAGCAAGGCTGTTACATGTAACGATGTAACGATAGAAGAAGAAGAAGAAGAAGAACTTAACCGCACCCCTACAATTCCCCAAACCCGGGGAATCCGTAACACCGGTAACGTTACGTGTAACGACGACTATGCCAGGGTCCACGAGCAGAGCCCGATGGGGCTTGGAGGTGAGCGAGATGACGACAGCGAAGGCGATCAGGGTCGACCGCAAGGACGTTCCGGCGGACGAGCGCACGAACGAGAGCCTGCGGGAACACATGGTGCGATGGCAGCGCAAGGTGAAGTTCTCGGCGGAGGAGATCGCAGCGATCCTCGACGACGTGGGGTGGATCCTGGCTCACCGCTACCGCGAGACGTCCTCCGTGCCGATCGAGGAGTGGGGCGCCCGCATCATGGCGGAGCTGATGATCAACGAGGATCGCAAGGCCACCAAGGAGCACGGGGAGCCGGACTTGACCCCGTGGCTCGACGCGATGGACAGCAAGGGGCCAGCGCCGGAGACATAGCCCCCCGCCCCCGTGAGCCCGCCCCGGCGGCGCTCGATGGTGTGAGAGCCAGCGGGGGCACTGCGGCGAGTGAGCCGCGAGAGGAACACGATGGTGATACGAGACCAGATAGCGAACGTGGTGACATGCTCGGCGGCGTTGGCCCGCGAGTTCACCTACCACCCACCGCAGGGCGACCAGGGCCAGCGGTACCAGGAGATCAGCATCCTCGAGTAGAGGCACAAGGAGACGACTATGCAGGAACCAATCACGGACGAAGAGAGCAGGGAGATCAGGGCCGCGCTGGAAGTAGCCAGCGAACAACTCGAGAAGGTCCTCAAGATCGCGACGGCGCCGATGGCGGCGACGACAGACGAACTGGAACGGATGCGACTCGGAGCACTGGGCCAGCACCACGCGGACGAGCTGGTGAGGCTCTTCCTGGTGGTGGCGGCTGGATACCTGGGTCTCGGCGCAGCGGCGGGGATGGCAGGGATAGCCGACCGGAGGATGGCAGTGCAGGCGATCCGAAACGCACACTTCCTACTCCCGCTTCTCGACCACGATGGCGGCGTGATGCCGAAGCTTGGCAGATGAGCGGCCCCACGCCGGGCCCGGGCGAGAGCCCACGAGCGGCAGGAGGAGATGACGATGCTGACGACACGCGAGATGCATTCGATGATCCGGGAGCCGAGGTTCTAGATGCGAACGTGGATGCGGTGGGGCCTGTTCTCGTGGCAGCGCACCGACGCGGGGGTGATGCTGATGCTGCTCCAGCTCGACCGGGACGCGGCGCGAGACGAGTGGCCGCCATGGAAGACGCGACGGAAGCTCTGACCCTCGCACCCGTCGAGCCGAAGCTCGCGAAGAAGCGGGCGAAGCGGGCGGGCGAGGTGACGCCCGAGCGCGTGGCGGTGCTCGTGGCTGTGTACCAGGCGCTGGGAACAGCGCGGCTACAGGCGGAGATGCCGGCCCCCCACGCCGTGCCCTACACGCTCCGCAAGGCGCACGAGGACGGCACGATCCCAGAGCTCACCGCCGACTCGCGCGCGCTACTGCGGTGCCTCGAGCAGCTCGAGGCCGGGGCGCACGGCGAGCCTATGACCCTCGCCGACGCGGAAACGCTTCTCGTCGCCACCGTGCGCGCCAAGGTGCACGAGCACCGGCAGCGAGACGACGACTTTTCAGGTGGCAAGCACGCCACGATCGGCGCGCTCGTGGTGAAAAGCAACTTCGCCAAGTGGATCGCCGCTGGCCGCGCGTGGCTTGCCTCGGGTGGCAGGCCGGCAGCGGCACCGAGCAAGCGCGGCGGGGCCTTCACGCCACGCGGGGAGTACACCGAGCTATGAGCGCCAACCTCACCCCGCCCACCCCGTTGTGGGAGCGCGTGCAGCAGCCGCTCCTCGACACCCACGCGATGACGACGGCGCGCGCGTGGCTGGCCTCAGACGCGTGGGGGCTCCTCATGCTCGGCGGGGTTGGGCGCGGGAAGAGCTTGGCCGCCGCGTGGCTGTGGCTTCGCCTGCGCGGGCTCGACCTCGCCGAAGCTGACGCCCTCCATCGGCAGCGCCGCGGCGTGCTGTGGCTCCGTGCTCGCGTGCTGCAGAACCTCGAATGGAACGAGCGCGCCGACGTGCTCCGCCGGTGCGCCGTGGCCTTCGGGCTCGTGGTCGACGAACTCGGCGGCGAGGACCAGCGCACCGGCGAGGCGCTCTCCGACCTCATCGAACAGCGGGGCGACGAACAGCGCCGGACCGTCATCACGACGAACCTCGAGCCCGCCCGCTTCCTCGAGCGCTACGGGGATCGGCTGGTCTCGCGCTTGCGCGCGGGCGGCATCACGAGCAAGGGCGGCGCTCGGTGGGCGGTGTCGGTGCAGGGGGCCGACCTGCGCGGCGCCGAGGTGCCACAGGCAGAGCCCGACACCATTGAGGAGGGCCGGCCAGCGTCGCCCGAGTTCATGGCGCGCGAGCTCGCCAAGGAGGCCACCGATGTGGCGGCCATGCTTCAACCGGTTGTGGAGGCCCGACGGGCCGCAGGGAGTGAGGGGTGATGCAGATGTGGATGGTGCGACACGGGGCGAAGGTGCGCACGCTCGCGGGCGGCGTGTGGCGTCGGCTGCGACGAGCCGAAGAGTGGTGCCCGCC